ATGTTCCAAGAGAATGGATATTTGAATTCTATCTGACAATAGGTGTTAAACTTAATGGAGAGTCTGTAAAGATTAAATCAATATTTAATCCATCAGACAAAATACCATCAATGATAATTTATTTTGATGGTAGATCCGGTCAGTACAAGTTTAAAGATTTTTCTTCAGGTTATCAAGGTGATGCAATCAGACTAGTTGAGTTATTATATAACTTAAATAGAGATGGTGCAAAAGCAAAGATAATTTCAGACTATGAAGATTATTGTAGTAGATCTAATACAGTTGTTACAGAAACAATAACTGCTGCAGCAAGATTTAAACTATCAGATTTTCAAATAAGACATTGGAATACTAATGATAAAAATTATTGGTCAGCTTACAAGATCTCTTCAAGTATGCTAGAAGCCTATAATATTAATCCATTGGAATACTATGAACTCACAAGAGAAAAGGGTGAACATGAGAAAGATAGAATGAGAGTTCAAAGGGATTGCATATATGGTTATTTTAAGGAAGATGGCACACTCTATAAAATTTATCAACCAAAAGTAATAGCTAAAAAGTTTTTGAAGATTGGTGATTATGTGCAGGGATATGAACAGTTGAGATATGATAGTAAATATTTAGTCCTTGTGGCTTCATTGAAAGACTTATTGTGTTTTAATCTACTAGGGATAAATAATATAGAGGCAATTGCACCAGATGCAGAGAGTACAATTCTTCCAAAGGAAATGATAGAGAGACTTAAAGATAAGTACTCTAGAGTGTTTGTACTATTTGATAATGATGAAACAGGTAGAAGATATAGTATCAGATATCATGATGAATATGGTTTTACACCAATATATCTTAAAAGTGATAAAGATATTGCAGATGCTGTTAAAAATCAGGGTGTTGAAAGTACTAGAGATGTAATTTTTAATTTATTTAGGGATGAGTTGGTTGTATCAAGGACAGGAATTTGAAAGTTCTATGATTCCTGAAGGAGCAGAGGGCTTTGTATATGAGATGCAAGCTATAATAAATGGAAAGCTTGTAAGGTATATTGGAAAGAAAAACTTTTATTCTACGACAAAGAAGAGAATGGGTAAAAGAGCTGTAGCACAGTTACAGGATAAAAGAAGTAAAAGATATACCATACAAAAGAAGCTATCATATCTAGATTATTATAGTAGCAATGCAGAATTAAAGGCTGCACATAAAGCCGGAATAGAAATTAGAAGATATATCATTAAGATATGTTTCTCTAAGACTGAACTTACTTATTATGAAACTAAGTATCAGTTTGTTAGAGGAGTACTTGAGAGTGATGAGTTTCTAAATGGAAATATTCTAGGCAGGTTTTACAAATTCAAATAATTATGACAGAAGAACAATTAATGGAAGTCTTGATCCAATTGGCGGATCAGGGGGTTACTGGTATTAAGGTACATTATGATGGTGGTGGAGATAGTGGAGCTATTGAAAGTATAGTATATACAGATATAGAAGATGCAAACTTTTCTGATATTGATCTCATGAGTGCATGGAATGAAGACAAGGATCTTGAAAAATTAAACTCTAGTGCATATTCAACTATTCAGAATTTTGCTCATGAAGCACTACTTGATAATATTGAAGATTGGTGGAATAATGAAGGTGGTTATGGAGATTTATTAATTAAAGTTCCTTCGGGTGAGTATCTTATAAACAACAATGTTAGGAGCATGAATGTTGAAGAGTATAATCATCATGGTAACTTATTTAAAAAAACAGAAGAATAATGTCACACCCACTAGAACATGCTAAATCATCAGTAAGAAGATGGGGTGGCCAAATATCTGATTATCAGTTAATTCATGAGTGGTTTGATGAAACTAAGGCTTGGATTGGACATAGTAAACATAGAATGTTCCGTCACCATAGTGAGGGGATATTTGAATGTGAGAAAGTATTTGGACCAAGTTTTACAAACTCTGATGGTAGAACTGTATATACAAGATATGTTGGAGAACAACATGTTAAAGAGGATTGCAATGGTTATATACCAAGTGCAAAAGAGTGGGTGGATAATATAAATACACCTACAGAATGGATGATTAAAACTTTAAAAATTGAAGACTAATGATTTTAAGTAGAAAAGAAGTCAAGAATTTAGTGAGTATGATGAAGTCATCAGATAAAGAGAATCACTATCTGGTGTACAAAGTTTTAGAGGATCTAGATTTAGAAGCAAATCTTGGGGAAATACTTGTTATTTTTAGATATGGTAACTATAGGTTAGAGGAGTGGGAACAACATTGTAAAAAGGTTTATGACCTTATAGTAAATAAACTACATGATTACAATGGTGGATGGGATTCAAAACCTACTACAAGTGATATCTTATCATTACTAACTAAGAATGATGCTTCTAAAGATTCTATAGAATTATTTCTAGAATACTTTATGATGAATCTTGGTAGAATGTTGGACAACATGGGTTATCCAACAGACAAGTTTGAGTTAACAATTAAATTAAAAGACAATGGACAAACAGCAAAGTCTAAGTAAAATTAGTAAAGAGCTGATGTTGAGAGAGCCCTATTATGGGTTCTTTCTTATTATGCTCAATAAAATGTGGAGAAAAGATCTTCCTACGGCAGGTGTGAGTAAGAATGGTATCAACTATCAGTTGGCTATCAATGAGGAGTTTTGGACAAGTCTTAGTGAGAAGCATCAAATGGGATTGCTTAAGCATGAGTTATTGCATATTGCTTTTGGACATTTAGTGAGTTTTAGTTCTTTTAGAAACAAGAAACTTGCTAATGTTGCAATGGACATGGAGATCAATCAGTATATTGATCCAGATTATTTGCCAGATGGAGGTATAGATATAAATAACTATGAAGACCTTAATCTTGATAGAAAAGCAGGTTGTAGATATTATTATGATAAACTACAACAGCTCAAAGATGAGAAGGACAAAGATGGTACTTGTGGAAATAAGGAGATGGATAAGTTGCTAGACAATATAGACAATGGAGATATTCCTGATCATAGTACATGGGAAGAGTTTGACAATCTTAGTGAAGCTGAGAAAAAACTAATTGAGAAGCAAATTCAAAAAGTTTTATCAGATGCTAAAGAACAAACTATTAAGAAGAGGGGGAATGTTCCAGGTGAGATAGAAGGTGTTATAATTATTGAAGAAATAGTTAAACCAAAGTTTGATTGGAGAGGATACATTAGAAGATTTACTGGTATAAGCACTAAAGTGTTTACAAAGAAAATTAGAAGAAAAGAAAACAGAAGATTCTGTGAGAATCCGGGCTTGAAGATCAAAATGAGACAACATATGTTGTTGGCCATTGATACTTCAGGGTCTGTAAGTGATACAGAGTTACAAGAATTTATGGGAGAAATACACCACATTTATAAAACAGGGGTGGATATTACTATAATTCAGTGTGATACAAGTATCAATTCTATAGAAGAGTATAAAGGTAAAAATGAGTTGAATGTAAAAGGCAGAGGTGGGACTGAATTTGATCCTGTCCTAGATTATTATAATGCTAACCAAAAGAAATATACAAGCCTGGTGTATTTTACTGACGGAGAGTGTTATACATCTGTACTACCAAAGGGAAATGTTCTTTGGGTATTGTCAGAAAGATCACATATGAATGAGAGTTTACCAGGTAAAGTAATTAAATTAGAACTGTAAAAAAAAGAGTTATGAGTCAAGTACAATTGAATGTTGAAGAGTTAAAGAATTTTATTAAGCATATGGTTAAGAATAACCAGCATATTCAGTCTGAGGGTAAAGTACCTGTGGCAATTAATATTGAAGGTGACGCGGGTCTTGGTAAGACTTCAGCTATCATGCAGTTGGGCAAAGAAATGCAAATGGATGTGGTAAAACTAAATTTATCACAGTTAGAAGAGTTGGGTGATTTAGTTGGTTTTCCTGTTAAGGAGTTTGAAATTCAAAATGCAGAGGGTAAAACTACATGGATTAATGAATCTCAGATAAATGCAGCAACTGTAAAAGGATATAAGGTTATTGGAAAAAGGATGTCACATGCTGCACCAGAGTGGATTCAGGGTAAGGGTGAAGGTGGGTTCTTAATTCTTGATGACTATACTCGTGCAGACCATAGATTTATGCAAGCTACTATGGAGATTCTAGATAGACAAGAATATG